ATTATATTCTCTTTTTATCCCAATGGAGTGGAACTACGAAGGATTTATTGATGAGCACGGAAGCCCAGTCTTCAATACTCCGAGTAATGACGTCTTTGACCCCCATGGAGAGTTAATAGACGTAGGTGTAATAGATAATTGGCAAAATGAAGCTGACGGTTTAAAAAACGATCAAGATGCTTTAAACGAGTTTTACCGCCAGTTTCCAAGAACTACTGAACACGCGTTTAGAGATGAAACTAAAAATAGTATATTTAATTTAGTAAAAATATACGAACAAATAGATTACAATGAAGAAATGTCAAGAACACTAGGTATTTCAACAGGTAATTTTCAGTGGCTTAACGGTGTAAAAGATACAAGCGTTATATTTTACCCAGATCCAAAAGGTAGATTTAAAATAAGTTGGGTACCACCTCAACATATACAAAACAAAATTATATTAAAAAATGGTATAAAATATCCTGGTAACGAGCACATGGGTGCTTTTGGTTGTGACTCGTATGATATATCAGGAACTGTAGACGGTAAAGGTTCAAAAGGTGCTTTACACGGTTTAACTAAGTTTAGCATGGAAGACGCGCCTGCTAATACATTTTTTTTAGAATATATAGCTAGACCACAAACTGCCGAAATGTTTTTTGAAGATGTTTTAATGGCGTTAGTATTTTATGGTATGCCTTTACTTGCAGAAAATAACAAACCACGTTTATTGTATTATTTAAGAAGACGTGGTTACAGAGGTTTTAGTATGAATAGACCTGATAAAGTTTGGAATAAATTGTCAACTGCAGAAAAAGAAATAGGTGGTATACCAAACTCTAGTGAAGATATTAAACAAGCACATGCTGCGGCTATTGAAATGTATATACAAAATCACGTAGGTATGAATGCTGAAGGTCAATTTGGCAATTGTTATTTTAATGAATTATTAAATGACTGGTCTAAATTTGATATAAATAAAAGAACGAAACACGATGCTTCTATAAGCTCTGGTCTTGCAATAATGGCTTGCAATAGACATTTATACAGACCAAATGCTATAATAGAAAAACCAAAACTAAATATAAGTATTGCTAAATATTCAAACAATGGTAATATGTCAAAAATAATTAAAAAATAAATATGGCTGTAAGAAGTTATTTCCCATCTCAAGTTGTAAGTGATATAGAAAAAATGAGTTACGACTATGGTTTAAAAGTAGCTAAAGCTATTGAAGCCGAGTGGTTTCATACTGAAAAAGGTAGTAATAGGTATAGAACAAATCACAACAACTATCATAACCTTAGATTATACGCAAGAGGTGAACAATCAATACAAAAATACAAAGATGAATTATCTATTAACGGTGATTTATCTTATCTTAATTTAGACTGGAAACCAGTACCTATTATACCTAAATTTGTAGATATAGTTGTAAATGGTATTGCAGAAAGAACTTACGATGTAAAAGCGTATTCACAAGATCCGTATGGTGTAAAAGAAAGAACTGAATATATGGAGGCTATACTTAGTGATATGCAGTTGAAAGATTTTGACAACTTTACATCTGAACAATTTGGTATCAACACAAGAGAAAGTGATATACCAAAACTACCTCAAACAGAAGAAGAGTTACAGCTTCATATGCAAATAACTTACAAGCAAGCTGTAGAGTTAGCAGAAGAACAAGCTATAAACGTATTGTTAGAAGGTAACAAATATGAATTAACTAAAAAACAATTTTATTATGATCTTACAGTTTTAGGTATTGGCGCTGTTAAAACTGGGTTTAATACTTCTGAAGGTGTTACTGTTGAATATGTTGACCCAGCAGATTTAGTTTATTCATATACTGAATCACCTTATTTTGACGATTTATATTACGTTGGTGAAGTAAAAATGATACCTATAAACGAACTTGTAAAACAGTTTCCACATTTAGATCAAGAGCAGTTAGAAGATATAATTAAAAGCAAAAGTTATCATCAAGCTAATTATCACAATAATTCATACAATACATTAGAAGAGGATAACAATAAAGTTCAAGTTTTATATTTTAATTATAAAACATATATGAACGAAGTATACAAAGTAAAAGAAACTGGTACTGGTGCTGAGAAAATATTAGCAAAAGATGACACTTTTAATCCACCAGAAGATTCTGATAATTTTGGTAAATTACATAGATCAGTAGAGTGTTTGTATGACGGTGCTTTAATATTAGGCACTGATAAATTACTTAAATGGGAAATGGCTAAAAATATGATGAGGCCAAAAAGCGATTTTACTAAAGTTAAAATGAATTATAGCATTGTTGCTCCACGTATGTACAAAGGTCGTATAGAATCATTAGTACAACGTATTACTGGTTTTGCTGATATGATACAGCTTACTCATTTAAAATTACAGCAAGTATTATCTCGCATGGTACCAGATGGTGTTTACTTAGATGCAGATGGTCTTGCTGAAATAGATTTAGGTAACGGCACAAACTACAATCCACAAGAGGCATTAAATATGTTCTTTCAAACAGGTAGTGTTATTGGTAGATCGTTTACAAGTGAAGGCGATATAAATCCTGGTAAAGTGCCTATACAAGAAATAACTAGTGGTAGTGGTGGTAATAAAATGCAAGCTTTGATTAGCACTTATAATTACTATTTGCAAATGATAAGAGATACCACCGGGCTTAATGAAGCTAGAGATGGTAGTATGCCAGATAAAAATGCTTTAGTTGGTGTACAAAAATTAGCTGCTGCTAATTCTAACACAGCTACAAGACATATACTACAAGCTGGTTTATATTTAACTTCAGAAACTGCAGAAGCTTTGTCACTTAGAATATCTGATATACTTGAGTATTCACCTACTGCAGATGCTTTTGTACAAGCTATAGGTGTTCATAATGTTGCTACGTTAGAAGAAATAAGTAAGTTATACTTGTACGATTTTGGTATATTTATAGAGCTAATGCCTGATGAAGAAGAAAAAGCAATGCTTGAAAATAATATTCAAATGGCTTTGCAACAACAAAATATAGAACTTGAAGATGCTATTGATCTTAGAGAAATAAAAAATATTAAATTAGCTAATCAGTTACTAAAAATACGTAGAAAACAAAAACAAGATAAAGATAGAGCTTTACAACTTGAAAATATACAAGCTCAAACTCAAGCTAATCAACAATCTGCTCAAACCGCTGCTCAAGTTGATTTACAAAAAAAGCAAGCTGAAGCACAAACTGATATGCAACTAGAACAAATGAAGGCTCAATTAGAAGCTCAAAAACAGGCTCAAGAAGTTCAGTACAAAAAAGAACTTATGGCTTTAGAGTTTCAATACAACATGCAGTTAAAAGGTGTAGAAACACAAGGTCTTGCCCAAAGAGAAAAAGAAAAAGAAGATCGTAAAGACGAAAGAACAAAAATACAAGCCACACAACAAAGTGAGCTTATAGATCAAAGAAAAACTAATAAACCACCTAAAAACTTTGAGTCTGCAGGTAATGATATACTAGGAGGCAATTTTAATTTAGGTAGCTTTGATCCTAGATAACAATTATTAATTATTATTATATTATATTATGGAAGAAAACGTAGAAAATGTAGTTGAAGAAACTACACAAGCAACTGAACAGCCAGTTGAAGAAACAAAAAAACCAAATATTAATGAAGACGGCGATTATGTTGTTGATTTAAGCAAACCAATAGAAGAAAAAAATGAAACCACAGAAGAAGTTAAAGAAGACAACGCTGACAACAGCGGAGTGGTTGAGCTCGTTGAAGATGCCAACGCCACAGAAAAACAAGAAAAAGTACAACCGGAAGCTGAAACACAAGAAGAGCAGCCAGCTTTAGAAGAAGTTACTGAAGAAGAAGTTCAAGAGCAAACTGAAGAGTTAGCAGAAGAGGTAGCTGAAGCTATAGAAGAAGCTCAAGAAACTGGTAAAGCAATACCTGAAAATTTACAAAAAGTTGTAGATTTTATGGAAGAAACTGGTGGTACATTAGAAGATTACGTTCGTCTTAATCAAGACTATTCTAGTTACGACGATATGACAGTATTAAGAGAGTATTATAAACAAACTAAAAAACATCTTACAGACGATGAAATAACTTTCTTAATTGAAGATTCATTCTCATATGATGAAGAAGAAGATGACGAAAGAGAAGTGAGAAAAAAGAAAATAGCGTTAAAAGAGCAAGTTGCCAACGCTAAAAGCCACTTAGACGGGCAAAAGTCTAAATACTATGAAGAAGTTAAAGCTGGAAGTAGGTTAACGCCTGAACAACAAAAAGCTATAAACTTTTTTAATAGGTATAACAAAGAAAGCGAAGAGAATAAAAAAATAGCGGACAAACAAACTAATACTTTTAAATTAAAAACTCAACAAGTTTTTAACGATAAATTCAAAGGTTTTGAATACAACGTCGGTGATAAAAAATATCGGTTTAACGTGAAGAACGCTGAAGAGATAAAAGAAACTCAAAGCGACATTAATAATTTTGTCAAGAAGTTCTTGAATGAAAATAATGAAATGTCAGACGCTAAAGGTTATCATAAATCTCTATATACAGCAATGAATCCCGACGCTATTGCTAAGCACTTTTACGAGCAAGGTAAAGCTGATGCTATGAAAGAAAGTGTTGCTAAGGCTAAAAACGTAAGTATGGATCCAAGGCAATCATTTTCAAATGATAATACAAGCGGCCCTAAAATAAGAGTGCTTAGCGATGACACTTCTCCAACTTTTAAGTTTAAAATTAAAAATAAATAACTAATTTAAAAAAAATTAAAAAATGGCAATTACAAGTGCGAGTGGTATAGATGCTGCTCCTAGAAAACAAGCGTTGTCGTCTAACTATGTAGATTTTACATCTTCTGCAACTGAAGGTTGGGCACAACAATACTTACCAGATCTTATGGAAAAAGAAGCTGAGGTTTATGGTAAGAGAACAATCGCAGGTTTCTTAGCTCAAGTTGGAGCAGAAGAAGCTTCTAGTTCTGACAGAGTAATCTGGTCAGAGCAAGGTAGATTACACTTAGCTTATACAGCTACTTATAATGACAATAACACTGATTATACTATCGTAAACGACATTGATGGAAATTCTGTTGGTGCTAATCACGGTATTAGAGTTGGTGACATGGTTATTATGTCTGTTAATGATGCTACAGCTAAAGGTTACGTATCTCACATTGACCCAGATGGGGATGACACTGATCAAATTAGAGTTATCGCTTATGGTGCTGCTAATATGGCTACAGCTTTAGGATCTACTGATACTACAGCTGGTGCTGTAAGAATACTAGTTATAGGTTCTGAATTTGAAAAAGGAA